CAGCTAATTTTTTTAAAACTGCTGGTGTATTTCCAGGTATTGCCTCTATGGGTGAATCAGCAATTAGTAAAGCTGAGATAGCAGGTGCAAATTTATATCTAAATCAATTTTTAAATTATGCCCCTTTATTAAAAGTATCTGCTATGAGTAGTGCTATTTATAATCAAGTAGCTAAAACATATAATGAAAGAATAGGATTAATAGGGTCTAGTTATGCAAAATTACACGCTGATGTTGCTGCTGCGGGTAATCCTAAACTAATAAGTTTAGATAGAACAAAAAAAGAAGCGTTAGAATTTATTAAAAATTATAAGGATACTTACATCGATTTGACAGGGACTTACAATGTAGATTTTAAAAACATCGCTAAAGTTTTACAAAATCAAGGTGATTCAATGTACTTATACTATAATTATCTTGATGCTATTGGTGATGTTGTTTCACCATCTGAGTATTTAGGTTTAAGACAAATGTTGAACAAAGCCCTACAACAAACAGATTTTCAAACAATTCAACGAAGCACTTACGGATTAATTAATGCATTAGAAGATGATTGGATGACTTTTGGAGCTAATATAACAAAAGGTAATCTTTTAAGAGACGAGTCAATTAAAAAAACCTTTGATGAGTTTGTAGAAAAACAAGGAAAAGAAGCTGGAGAAGAATACATTAAAGGTTTGATTGAGGCTGGTAAAAAAATTAATGATGATTTAATAGTTGCTAATCAAATTTTTAATAAAACAATTAACAGATATACAAACCCAGCGATTATTAGACAACTACAACAATTTGATAAAACTCTTTTCACTAACAAAGGAACATTTGGTATTGTAGGCAGAGAGGCATTACCAAGAGACAAATTATTTGATAAAATTGAACAGAATGTTTTTCAACACGGAACAGAAGAATCCATACAACAATTTAAATATTTGTTAGGAGCAGGTCCAAAACTTGTCGGAGATGGTTTGAAGGATGCTGGTCTTAAGGCTAATGGTGTAGCTGTTTTCAATGCAGCAAGAGCTAGATATTTATGGAATAATATGTTGGAGGCTTTTGAATCAAAACAGATAGCAGGTGATATTTACAGACAAATAGATCAAAGTGCTGATGTAAAAATTGGCAGACAATACGCTACTGAGTTTTTAGAAATGTTACAAAAACAAGGTGGTCAAGCGTTAGAGGATGCAAGAGGATTTACTATCAAAGATGTTGAAACTGGTAATGGTATTTACAATATTCAAGAGTTAAGACTTAATGGAGATCAAGTAGCACAATTTAGTATTAAAAAATTTTTAGATAATTTAGGTTATTCTGGAAAAGCTACTGATGCAACAGCTCAAAAATTAAAAGCTATTTTTGATGATAAAAAACATTTTGATAATTTTATGAATTTTACAAGATACATGGATTCTATATCTCAAGTGAAAATATCTGACCCGTCTACTTTTCTAATGAGAAGATTCCAACTTGGAGCTTTAGGAGCTG